CGCAGCGAGTGCGAGCGGAGCGAGTGCGGGCGGTGCGGGCGAGGGAGTTGGCGGCGGTATTTGGAATCACGTGGACGAGGCGGCGTCTGTGACGATGACCGTGGAAGAGATGCGCAAGGAACTGTTTGAGAGCGAGGACGTTGTTATGGATAAGAATAGCGACCACGGGTTGTCGCGGTTGGCCTCGTCGGGGGGCGAGGGGAATTAGTATTTGAATTATACTGACCCACAAAAATGTTGATTATTATTACTGAGTGTAATACGGTGTAACGAATAGATTAAACCGCGACACAGTAATAATAATCCTTGAAGACTGTTTTGTCTTTGACACTGCGACTCATTTTGGCGGTGGAGAATCCTTCTTCGGCTGCGGCTTTCGCAATCGTATTCCACGTTTTGAGGATTTGATTGGAATTTACCAACCGCTTTTCCACCTTCTTGCCTGTGGTTGAAAGTTGGACGCCGATGATTGGATTTGCGCCTTGTTCTTGGACCGCGTTCTGTTTGAGAGAATAATAACTCTCTTTCAGAGAAAGACCGTAATAGCCTTCATTCGCGGTTTCAACCCAAATCATCGCCTTCAATGCGTTAGGACACGCATTCAAATACGTCTTCAGGTTCTTCAAATCGGTTTCACTGGGGGTCTGCCCCACCGAGATTTTCCATTGCTGATACTCTTTCAGGAGTGTTGAATTCAGGATTTTGCCACGGTCGGAGAATTGGCAGCACTGGAAAATAAAGGTTTCCACGCTGAATTGGGCTGGGTTTTCGGCCTCATTTGCGATGACCTTCTTGTAATCCACCGTCTTCAACTTGATACCTTGATAACCGTGAATACGGTCGATGCGCTTGGGTTTGAATTTGACGTCCATATAATGTTTCAATGCGTGGAAGGTTTCTTTCGCTGGTTTCGTGTGCGACCAAAGACGAAAACGCCCTTCAAGGTTCACGGATTCCTCTTCCACATCGGGGCGCACAATACAGCAGGTTGCGACGAATTCGTCGAACTTTTGTGTGAGTTCATTATCGGGGAGAAGAATGTGTTGATTGAAGGGGGATTCATTCTCAGTAGCGACGATTTGAAGTGCCTGCGATTGTTGCGCGGTCTTCTCGCGGAGTTCGTTGTTTGCTAGAGTGAGGTCGTGGATGGCCTTGTTCTTTTGTTCAAGGTCGCTCGCGAGTTTCGCATTCTCGGCCTCCAATTCTTGATTTCGTTGAAGGAGACGGTTGAAATTTTCCACATTATACATTCTAGAGTGAATAATGTCTTCAATATGCTTTGTAAGGCGCGCAATTGTGAAATTGGTGCTATCATATGCGATGATTTCGGTCTTGTTTTTACCGGCGACTTCAATGGTGCGAAGTTGGCGCTTGATTTTTGGATGCGATTTGATGTGGTTCTCAATTTCGACTTTGTTATGGACTCTAAATGCTGCGGCGAGGATGAAGTTCGTGTATTTCTTATGATGGTCTGCGACGCGGTTGGCGAGGTTATTGGTATGGCCAAACTTGATGAGTTTTTCGTTGTCGGCGTTGGTGTTGTCGATGGTGCCGAAATAAATACATTCCGTGTTGACTGGGAACTGTTTGATAAGGGTTTCTTGAATTGCACGTTTCTTTTCTTGGGTAAGGGTGATGGTGGCTTGGTTGAGTTGCGCATTTGTTTGTTCGAGTTGCGCACGGAGTTCGCTGGTTTCAGAATCGAGGATTTGGTGAAGAGTTTCTTCCATTTTCATATAGTACTCGTGGATTTCACCGGCTTTCTTGGTCTGTGCCTTCAAACACAGCAGTTTGAAGCATCGGATTGTGAGTTTGATGGTTTGCTTATTTTGACCGCCATTTTTTGGTTTCGAAAAGCCACCCTCTTCGGTTACTGGTTCTTCATCACTTCCATTAGACGGAGGTTCTTGTTCTTCTAATTTTTTGAATTCTGGGATGGTAACCGTATAATCTACATTAAGTTTGAAGTTTTTTTCGAGCAATGTTCTAACGTTTATTTTCTGTGCGAAACCCAACCATTTCCATACATCATCCAAATCAACGACAAAATCTGTATTCTTATCATAATTGAGGTAACAATAAAAACTAGCAACAAACAATTGCTGTTCGAATGTATTAAAGGTTTCTTGAAGTTTCGCAAGAAGAAGGTTGTTATATTTTTGAGACAATCTTGTAATCGGGTTCTTCTCAATGAGCTCAACAATGTTGAGGGTAACAGAAGAGGCGGCGGAGGCAGAAGAAGCGGAAGACATCGTTATGAGCGTATGTTATACTATGTATATACGGATGTCTTTAAGTTGGTTTCGCTTTATGTTTGTAAAGCACTTTTTACTAAAGCGGTTCGTAATAAATTAGTTGCTTTTAAAATAAAAAGCAAGTATTATAATTAAATGCTAATTTGAAGAGTCGCTTTTGTTATAACAAAAGCGGTTTCTATTAAATTCTAATTTTAGAATTTTGCTTTATGATAGACTAAAGCAACATTCGCACCAATTAATGTCACATTTATTTTCAAAAATAACAAATTATATTTCAAGGTCTCACCACTTACTCTTCTTTACATTAATCTTCGGTCCCTTGCTATTTTTCGCTGCATTTGGGTCATATGACTGCTCTCCTTCGTCGTCAGAACCGAGATTCTTGGAGATTTCCCAGAATTCCTTACTGCCCAGCTTGAATGGCCCGTGCTGTTGTGCCTTATACCAGAAGATTTGGTCTTGTAATTTGTTGGATTTCGCGTTATTATTAATGACGAGACACTCATAATTCTCGGTGCACTGGTCCATCACCTGACAAAAGCTCTCAAAAGTTGGGAACATACCCGCATAATTGTCGTAGATTCTCTTACGATTCGCAATATATGGTTCACGGAGGATAAAAACGTAGTCGATATTCGTGCGGAGATTTGGAGGGATACCAAGGGGATATTGCATTGTGATGACTAACATTATCTTCCAATGACGCCCGTTCATAAATAAGAGCCGCATCATCACGTCCTTCGTCCATTTGTTGTCATACAAACAATCATCCAATACGACAAATGTACGGGGGTCAATGGACGACTTCTTATACATATCCTGTTCCTTTTTGACTTGTTTTAGGACTGCCTTTTGACGCTTAAGAATATTCTCAATGATGGCCGTATTATACGCATCGTGGATGAATAGTTTTGGGACATGAGCTGCGAAGAATCCGTTGCCGGCCTCCGTCCCGGAGATGACTGTTCCGATGGGGATATCTTGGTGGTGAAACATCAAGTCTTGGACGAGGAAACTTTTACCGGTATCACGGCGTCCAATGAGAACGATGACTGGGCCCTTGTTTTCATCGGGACGAAAACTGATAGCCTTCATATCAAACTTTGCTAGTTCTAAATTCATACTATTGGTGTAGTAATAAAAATGAGATATATTATTTTTATCACATTTTTACGAATGGAATCCCCGTTTAAAATCAATATAAAACTTCTATTCATCAATCATATCAATAACGTCTACCTTTAGGAACAATGCCAGACAATACGGCAACAGCACCAGCACCGGCATCAGCGTTCCAGCTTCATTACCGTAAACATAAATACACCCCTGATACGATAGAATTGGCATTACTGTATGATATTCAAAATTATATACCGATATATTCACGATTTTTTGATATCAACGAACATAACTACAACGGAATCCAGTTGAATCAAAAGTATTATTTACAAAATATTATAGCGAATCCGACGCAAATCATTGGCGACCGAGATCGATACGGAGACGGAGACGGAGACGGAGACGAAGAACGCGTGAATCATTCCCTAAACTATTTAGAAACGATTATTGGTGACGATAGTGGAAATACACACAACGCACCAATATTTGTAAAATATTCACCTCTTCTTGACCCTATCCGTTATTTATCGGGAAAATATGAGAATGTCGCCAAAACGCGCGCACTTCCAATGTACAATTCTTCGCACGAAACATGTGAAGATAAGATATTGAATACAAATAACTCGTCGTATGTTGACGGATTTTTCTCGTATTTGACCAGCCGCGCACTTCACGAACACGGAATCGTCCACGGTATTGATTATTATGGTAGTTATTTGTGTAAGCAACGCGAATTTTCCACCAATGTATTTGATGATATTGACTATCTCGTTGGTTGTTCGTTTTTTAATACATATGAAAATGAACTGTTCACAATTGATTATTCTCAGTTTGGAGATGATGAATCGGGCGGCGGCGGCGGCGGCGGCGGCGGCGATCTCTCGGATATCAATATAAATAAGTTAATGAAACTTCGTAACAAAATGAAACCAATCATTGGCGTAACGAATGCGAACGATAATAATTCCCGTCTTCATATTCTGGATAGTGTTTCGGAGATTGACGCGGTAGCGGTGACAAATGACGAATCGGTTTGTGTGAGAGAAGATAATGCACCTATTGAAATTGTTGAAATAAATCTCTCAGAGCCTCTTATTCAGACGTATGCCGATGCTGAACCTGCGCCAGAGTTATCCGCAAAAAATAGAACAAGAGAGAATGAAAGTGATAGCGATTCATCGCAGTCAAATTCTTCTTATACTACGATAAGTGACGATGACAATGGCCGAGAAAGCGACGACGAGGACGAGGGCGACGAGGACGAGGGCGACGACGACGAGGACACAACCATTCAAGTAAATGATTCTTCATTCGACAACGACGGCGACAGCGGCGACAGCGGCGACAGCGACACTGGAAGTTATGACAGTGATGACGAACAAATTATCGTAAAAATAAAAGACTTTCCTGTTCAAGCGATCCTCCTTGAAAAATGCGTGAATACACTTGACCATATTATGATGACGGATGAATTGACAAAAGAGGAATGGACTTCTATTTTATTCCAGGTGATAATGACACTCGTTATCTATCAGAAAATGTTTGCATTTACACACAATGACCTTCATACAAATAATGTGATGTTTATTGAGACAACCGAAGAGTTTATTTACTATCTCTATGAAGACCAATACTATAAAGTCCCTACCTATGGACGTATTTTTAAAATCATTGATTTCGGCCGTGCTATCTACAAATTCCGCGGTGAACTTATCTGTAGTGATAGTTTCCATCCCAAAGGCGACGCAGCAACCCAATACAACTTTCCACCTTATTATAATCCAGAAAAACCTACTGTAGAGCCAAATTTTAGTTTTGATTTATGCCGTCTCGGGTGCGCACTGTTTGACTATTTTATTTACGACCTGCGTAAAGTAGAAAAACTTTGTAAATCCGACCCTATTATTAAACTGATTGTAAAATGGGTTACAGATGACAAGGGGCGTAATGTGCTTTATAAATCAAACGGCGAAGAGAGGTATCCTGATTTCAAATTGTATAAAATGATTTCGCGAGCAGTCCATCACCACATTCCTTCCGACGAGATACGCAATCCGCTATTTGACGGGTATAAAATCACATATAAAAAATACAAGAAGCACGCAGCACTCGCAGCGAAGTTCTTGAAAAATGGGCGAAACACGCATATACTTATAAATGTGGATACACTACCTGTGTATTATACGCTACCACCAGTGTAATCTGGTTTATACATCGTGACAATCGCATTGCTCACGACGAACCGGGCGACGACTTGCGAGAAACATTGCTCGGTGCGCTGGAACTCCGTTCTTTGCGATGAACTCAATCTGGCGCATCGTCCATCCCATACTACAACCAGAATGTCCGACCTCCATATTATTCTGGACCTGTGTAATGATATCGTCATCACCCATACTGAACATGAATCCGCGGTCGGATGGCGGGCTGTATTGCGAGAGATATTTCCATACATTGATTTCCTTGGCTTTGATTTCGGGTAATTCGCCTGCGAGAAGAATTGCGCGCATTCCGTCGCGAATCATATCTTCTGACCATTTGTCATTTAAATACGAGAGGTCGCAATCTCTCACCGCTTCGGATGTGAGAGGCCAATATTCTTCTATTTTGGGTGAGCGTTCCAGATGAACGAAATCGGATTCGGGGGAAGTAGCACTAGCAGTAGCAGTAGACATAATAATAACGAGAATACGACGAAGAAATGTTATATATATATTATTACAATTGTGTTTATATTGTATA